TGAGTGGCACCAATGAAGTTGCGGCCTAACATTGCACCTTTGTAATGCTTCAGTGATATATCCCAAGTGATGTTCGGCTGGTTGCTGTAGGCACGTTTCAATAGACGCGCAAACATATATCCAACTGACGGATCGTGATTTCCGGCACAATACATGACCTCACACTCATTGGCGTTCTTGATGATTGCTTCAATCAACGTCTCGAAGTATTGCTCCATTTCATTAACTGTCTCGCCTAGGTCGGTTGTTTCGAGCTGTGTGCCCTTTGCTGTGGTTGAGTTGATATTATCCACATGAGCCAGATCGCCGCCCAGAATGAGCAATACTTTGGCGTAGTGGCCGCGTTGAATGATCTCAAGTTGCCGCTTCACTGATTCGGCATAGACATCAAACGTGTGACCGTTGAAATGTGTATCAAAAGCAGGAATGACCAGATAGCGATCTGATTCCACAAAAATAGGAGCCTTAGCTTGATACGGCTCCTTGTGTGTGATGATGTCATTCATCAACGATTCATATTGTTCCGCCTCAACTAGCGGCCTAATTTGTATCTTGCTCTGGAAGAGCGTTGCTTCAGGCTTCTGCTTCCAGTAATTGCTTGTGGCACGTACAAGCTCCCACTTGGTGTAATCATACCCGTGAGCTTCCAGAACCTCTCTAGGCGTCATCTTGTGACCCCTGACAACCTTTAGAATGGTTTCACTGGATTGTGTACCGTCTGAATCGTATTCATTCTTTACTGGTTTTTGGAACTCGATGCCAAGCCGTCTTGCTTTACCCTGAAGAGCATCATAGCTAATCCCGAGTTTGTCGGCTGTCTCGCGTCTGGTAAAGCCTTCAGAGGCGAGCTTCCTAATGCCACTGATTTGTTCATCTGTCCATTGCATCTACTCGCCTCCTGAAATATAATAATTGTGAGCAGTTTAGAGATTCTGCTCAGCTCCCTCATAAAGAACTTCCCGAGTTCTTAAGCCCTCGGATTCGGCCCCGAGAGCTTTTTTGTTGCTTAAAAGATTTCAATAAGCTAAAATTAAATTGTTCCCAATAGATACTCATTTTCACTCCTCGGTACTACCCCACTCCTTAGCTCTCGGCCCCCAACCGAGGGCTATTTTAGTATTCTTATACAAGGAATGTGCTATTATGTATAGCGTGAGCAGTGGCTTTTCTCCTCCAAGTCAATTGCTACTATTCACACATACGTTTCGTTTTTTCATCCTTTTGGCCCTTGGACTGGTCTCTGAGGGCTTTTTTGTTGCACTTTGTATAAGCTTATATGATAATTGATGTTAAAAGGAGGTAATATCTATGATTTTAGATGGTAAAGTCGACAGCACCAAGGACAAGATCTCCGGTAAAGCAAAAGAAGTTGAAGGTAAAGTAACGGGTGATAAGGCTCGCGAAACACAGGGCAAAGCAGAAGGCATACTTGGTAAAGCCAAGGAAAAGCTTGATGATGCCAAAGATGCTGTTAAAGACACAGTTGATGATGTAAAAGAAAAGTTCAATAAAGATTAATCTCTTGGCCGGCATTTGCCGGCTATTTGTTTGCACAAAAATAGCACCTCACCAGTTGGCGGAGTGCTGACCTACTAGAAAACTGAAGATGCTTTATCAGAAATTAAACTATTTTCTCTTTGCATATAGCTCATGTTCGTAATCTATAAACATCACATAAAAAGTCTCATCAATAATTCTGCCAATCACACGACAAGGAATAGGGGCGTTGTTTGGAAACAATCTAAAAATAAAATAATCGTCCCCGCTCATCTTTCGGCGCTCTTTTCCAAACTCTCGATGATCCGCTTTGTTATACAAGTCGTCTTTTTTAGTTGGTGAATACTTTTCGATCCCATGTTTCTTATCCATCAAAAAAGCCTTGGACTTTACGACAACCGAAAGGTCATGCAATCGAATGAAAAGTTTCTTAGATACAGTCTCGTCGAAGTGGCTGTTTTCAAAACTGTAACGACTATCATTAGTAAGAAAAGAAAAGTTAAAGGCTAGTCTCTTTGATGTTCTTTCTAGAGATGCTAGCTTTAGTTTAGCATCTTCGCTTTTTGAAATCTCCCGCTGGATTTTGGTACGAGAAAACTTTATTTTTCCTCTCGACATATCACTCTACAATGTTTTCTTTAAAGAACTTTTTGATTTTTTCTTTACTAATAACATTATTATGCTCAGTTTCTTTCCAAGGAGCCTCATGGTGTGTCATGTTTCTCAACTGAGATGCAGAATATTCTGAGTATCTATCATATACTGCTTCTAGAACTCCTTCGGCAGTAGTATCTTCACTGATAGCATCGAAGTCATTGACCTGTTCGTTTGTTAACTCATCATCAATGGTTCGAGTCCCCTTGTACTCGTCATAGATAGCCCTAACAACTGGCCCATGTTCCCATGCAAGCAAGTCATCTTCAAACAGTGGTCCACCATTTACAGCAAGACTAACTCCTTGTGCATAGTAAAGAAGCTTGTGGAGCTTCATTTGCGTCATCGGGTCGATACCATCATCTTGTCTCATTTGGGCCTTATGTCTCGCCAAGAACCAATTGCCTATTTGAACCGCTGAATAGCATCCTTTCTTCATACTTTTTCCTCCTTATAGCCTGTTATTGCTAACACAAATATGGTACACCAGCATGTACTGGAATACTAGATTGAGGTGATATCTGTGCTTCATATGTCTGCTGCTCGCTCTCCCAGTGTCAGATGAGGTCATCGCAAGCTGTTAGTCCGGTTGCTAAACTGGACAATGAGGCCGGTGGGAATCGAACCCACATACATATGCCGTTCATATTGCTTTACCAAATACGGCCTCTTGGCTGCCTCTTGAAACATAGTATTTAATACTGTGCTGTCTCTTGAAACACAGCCAATTCCACCCTGCTTCTCATCGTCATGATAGGCTTATCGTATACGTTGTCTGTAGTCGCACTTAACGGGTGAAATGTGGCATGCGGGAATCGAACCCGCCTGACTATCACGGTCAGTCCTCATTGCCACGCCTTGCCACAGCTTTATCATCACCATGGCTCGGAGGAAAAACGCGGTGTCTCAGGTTTCTCACCTTTGGCACAATACCATCATAAGGCGGAATAACGTTCTTTTTGTTGCATCATTGTTGCACGGATGTTGCATCTAGTTTCACTAGCGGACATATTTCAGCAAAAGCATAGAGAGCTTGTTGCGTTTGCCGCCAAAGGGTCGTTCGGTCAACATGCAAGCGATTAGCTAACTGAAGGCTGGATTTACGTGTCGTCTTTGGAGTCAGATAGCTCTCAACTAAAATGATCCGGTAGTCTTCACTCTCTATAGATTCGATAGCACCTTCACAGCAAGCTATATAGTACAGCTCGTCAGCGTGCGATATTACCTTGTCCTCGGATTTGTTGCCATAGCTAGGTGACTTGGGCATGCCGTCCATCACGGGGCTTCTTAGCGCTATTTTGGTGCGTTGAGCGAGCCGCTTGTGATGCCAGTAGTTCCCCAAGACCTCTTTGGCGTTTTCAATTGTTTTGTCATGATCAATTGGGCTAAAATATCTCGTTACTCGCACCACTGCGTCCACTCCTTATGGTATAATTTGGTTGGGTTTGTAGGATAAGCGTGCCTTCGTGGTGCGCTTTTGTTTTTTATGATATACTTGCTGTTCAAATAATTCGATTTGATAGACTGAGTCGTCCTGTTAATCCGGGGCGACTTTTGCTATACTACCTTTGGAGATGCTTTCTTATGTGTGTTAACCTTATAAGTTGGGGGAACAATCTGATTCAAGCACCTCCCGCGCGTTGCTTATGTGACGCGCTTTTGGTATACTGCATACGGAGGCCTACTCCTTTTAAATGATTCCATTTGCTATCAATCACGTGTACGTTTGGCCTCCATAGCGCGTCAATACCCGGCGCGCTTTTTTGATGCTTTAAACGTGCGCTCAACATGTGCGTTTGCTATACTGTCATTGGAGGCCAACTCCTAATCTTTAATTTCATTTACTCTCAATCGTACGTCTGGCCTCCGGCGCGTCCCTCATCAGACGCGCTTTTTTATTTGCTTTCATGAGGCCAAATGAGCTCCCATGGATCAATCCCAGCTCCATATGCGATTTTATCTAAGGTGTTAAGTGAAACACTGCCCTTACCAGAGATTGCATATTCAAGCGTGTTGATGGGTATCCCGATCTCTTTTGCATATTTGGCTTGTGTCATGTTCAGATCGTATATATTCTTCCTAAGGTTTTCGGCCAATGCTCGTTTGCTGTCCAAATCATTCATCTCCTAATGTTTTACCCAAATGCGGCCTTCCAAAGTATCTTTACAGCCCAGCAGCCCACAAGAATGAAAATTGCTGTCGTGAATGCACAGCCCACGAAACAGCCACCAAATATTCCAACCTGTGCAATCCTTTCTGACTTAGATTGACGGTTATCAGTCATGCGATGCCTCCTATCTCAATGACTGAATTAGTGAGTAAACAGGTGACAGTGCTGAGGAAATATCTTTTGCCATGAGCAATAACATTAAGAATGAAAAAAATGTTGTAATTACGCCGGCAATAACATAAACCACTTCCTTATCGCTTAAAAGACCATCTTCGTCTCGTGGCTCACCTTTGAAAGCAATCATTATCCTCCATGTGGCAAGAACGAGTATCAGTGCAGCTAAAAATTCAAACCCTGCCCGTACCCAGCGATTTATTGCATATTGCTGCACGATGACGTTCAGCGCATTAGGTAAGTGTGCCACTCCTTTATTCAATAAGCGGAGCAATTCTTCAATTTGTTTATCCATTTACTTTCCCTCCAATAGCTCCGGATTCTCGTGCACGTTGCCAATAACTGATATACTTGACGAAATTACTGATAATAAGACATATTTAACGCAGAATGAGCCTTGCTTAAACTTGACCTCATATCTATTCCCTAACATCCCCCAATATTGAGATGTAACTTCAACAATATCGCCTTCATAGATTTTTTTGCCGTTCGCGTCTGTCAGGCCGGTAAACCGTTCAAAATCAACTAAATCGTTCAATTGTTCCAAACTAAAGGTTGATTCTTTAGAATGAATCATTTGTTGAATCGTCATAGGCTCAACATAGTCGTCAGTTTCGTTTCCTGTTTTTATCCACGCTCTGAACTTAATCTCTCGTTTCATTTTTCCGCCTCCGGTACGTCCTGACCTGACCAACTGTAGTATGCGATCTTGTTTCCTTTGCTATCAAAGATTCGTTCGCCATCAAGGGGTTCGTCCTCTTCTGGTTGAGACACTGCTATTTGCTCCATCAAATAAGCAGCATATTGGCTCGGATCGGGCATATCATCATCGCCTATGTCGTCCTCAAACTCAAATTTCTGAGAATCGCATTCTTTTTTGTACAATGCTACAGCCTCTTGATAAGAAAGACCGCTGCCAATAAGGCCATTTTCGCCCGAATAAACACAATACCGTTTCATTTCTCCGCCTCCAATTTCACGATTTCGCCGGTTTCCTCAACGCGCCAGATACCTAGCACCCATGCAGTAGCAAAGGTGTTTTGATTAGCAAGTATCCATGCCAATGCCTCGCTAACCTTGTGTCCGTTTTTGGCCGTGTCCAACACGCAAAGCAAATTATTTTGCCCGTGTGCTGATCGCAATATCTCTCCCACCGCTTTCGGAATCACCGGCAGATCATCTGGCAAGGCATTGTCATACACAATATTCAATGGTGTTGTGATATTTACACGGGAGTTTTCATCATACATTTCAATGTCTTTCACAATTAGTTTCTGATATTCATTGAGTAGCTGTCCGAACACTTCCCGCTTCGTCTCATTGCTCATCGTCAGTCACCCCCAGAAAATCAAAGTCATGTGTAAGAGCTGGTAGTGCTTTTTCAATTGTCTTCTGGCCGTAGGCGTCTAAAAGATAGCTAACTTGATTTACACCGTCTGTTCCTTGTTCGATTGCCGTCAATAGCAAGTCAATATCAATATCGTTACTACACTGAAGCACAACTGTTTGGTGACTCATTTCACTTGCCATCGTCAGTCACCTCTTCTTTCTCGCAGTCTTGCAATCCGTAATGTTCGATCTCTGCTTCGGTGAACTTGCCGCGAAGTTTTTTATCATCCGCTGGGCAAATCGTCAGCAAATATGCTTCACTCTCCTTGAAATACCAAACATCTTTGGTATGTGGCACCTTGACGTTGTATTTCTTCTCCTTTTCCACGGTGTATCCGTTGACATAAGCGTTAATAAGCAGGCTTTCCTCGCAGTTATAAGCATCAGTATGGTCAGAAATATAGGTTGCTGGGATGTCACTTACACGCGCTTTCTCAACGATTCCGGCTTGTTTCTCACTTAGGACTACCTTTTTAGGCTCCTCAATCACAGTAAAAACGTGACCATTCTCTGCATGGGCTGCTCTTTCAGCGGCTGGTTTGTCTGCAAACATTTCTCCCCATACTCGCCATAACGGAGCGCCTTGTTCGCTATACAATAAGAGCAATCCTTCATCGTTCTTAACCGCGTACAGTTTTTCTTCGCTCATTTTTCGTCCTCCTGTTTGATTGGTACTAGCTTATAGTCCACATCTTCGTACATGACGCCTACGACCTTGCCAGTGTATTTACTGATGTAGATGTCATCGAACGTGTCGTCTCCAGTTTTCATTGCTCGGCCTCCTCAATTTGAACGATTGCTTTAAATATCGGCAGTATTTGCTGTGGGACTACTGCATTCCCTAAAGCTTTAAGTCTGTCCAGCCCTTCGGAAATCCCATCATCGTTTCTTGGAATTCTGCGGCTTGTACTGGAGAGTACTCGAGCGCCTGAAGCAAGTATGTGTCGCGCATTGTTCCAGCGTGCCGTTTGCCCTTCTTCGGCATTAGTCCTCTGTGCAGGCTCCCGATCACGTCCGCTTTGTTTACCTTTTTCCATGCAAACCCGTCGCTTGCTGTCGGCGTGGGCAACAATGAATGTCCTAAGCCTTTGATGTGGGGCGCCAACGGCCAAAGCTGGAAGTACAAATGACCGCGCTTGGTATCCCGCGCCTTCCAGGTCAGAAAGCGTTCTGTCGAGTTCCATGTTTGCGAAGTTAGCAACATTTTCTCCAATAACCCAAGTTGGCCAGATTTGCTTGATAATTCTAAACATCTCCGGCCAGAGGTCGCGGTCATCTTCCGTGCCTTTTCGCTTCCCGGCAATACTGAAAGGTTGGCAAGGAAATCCTCCGGAAACAATGTCAATTGAGTCAGGGCTGATTCCTGCATTTGTGAATTCTTCTCGATCAAGCTTTGTCACGTCCTTAAAAAGTGGCACATCTGGCCAGTGTTTTTTCAAAATCATGCGCGGATAGTCTGCATACTCACATAAACCGGCCACTTCAATACCAGCCATTTGTTCAGCCAATGCGATGCCACCAATCCCTGCAAATAACTCTAGCGATCTCATCGTTTTCTCCTATTTCCAAGTGGATAGCCCCTTATGTCACTGCTGAATGCCTGCCTGATAGTATTAGAATCTGCTATCCAAACCTCATAAAGCGGCTCGTTGAAACCGTTTATTGCGCCAATGTATCTGATTATTATCCCAAAATCATATTTGTTATGCTTTGCAAACATCTCCGGCGGTGCTTTTACATAGACAGGTATAAGTTTGCTTGGTTCATGATGTCTGTCAGTTTCTACTTCAGGTCTCATTGGCCAGCCTCCTAAAGCTGCTCTTCCGTGAATAGCCCAGTGTGATAGTCATATCTAGCAATCGTAATTGGTATCTTGTACCTGATCATGAACAGCAGCATTCGAAGTCTGGCATCGGTGGTCAAAGTCGCGTCTCCGCCTTTAACGTCAACAACTTTTGTCAATTCGTCACCGTCATAGAAGCAGTAGTCCGGTGTATATACGCGTGCTGAATAACGTTTGCCATTGATCTTGAATGCCGACAAAATCTCAAACGATTCCTGAATCGTTACCTTCTGTGGCTTGTTGCGTATCAGCATGTAGTAGGCGCCTTCTGCTTTGCTTGCAAATCGAATGCCATCAATTACGACTGGCTGCGCATTGTATTTGCCTCTGCGTCTCTTGCGGATAACCATGGCTAACGACTCACGATCTCTTCATGCCCGTTGTTACGGCTTGGCAACTTGATCTGGAAATCTTCAGCGACAGCTAAAATAAATGACCGTGACTTTCCAACACGTTTTGCAACCTCTGTTAGTGTTTTGCTCTTGCTTGCCGCCTCAGCAACTTGTACTGCATACTTCTTACGGTTAGCTTCCCCACGTTTGTTTACAGCCTTGATACTGCTGATCAGTGCCACTGACGGAATGCTTGGATTATCAACACCGGCTACCGCACGTTTCTCGACAATCGCTTTCTTTGATACAACGATCAGGTTATTGAACTCTTGCTTCTCTATTTTTGAGAATGCTTCGCTTTCAGAAATGTCTAGCAATACGGCTTTCTCATAGCGCTTATGCAATTCCGCTTTGAAATCGCTCCACACTTTGTCTCCTTGCTTGCATAAACGCACTGTTACTTGTGTCATGCTTTCTTCTCTCCTTGCTTATCAGGTCTCAGTTCGTCCGTGCTAACTTCTAATGCGTCCGCAATCCTCATGATCATCCAGAAACTCGGTCGCTTAATTCGGCCTGACTTCAGCGCATAGATGGATCCATTGTCTGGAAATCCAGCTAAATGTGATAATTTGCTTGCTGTAATGCCTTTTTTGTCAATTAGTTTTTGAATTTTCGTCCAATAGTCATCGACATATTGTGCCTTACTCATTTTTTCACCCCCAATATATGGTGTTTTGTATTGCAACGTGTATAACTTTTTGATATGCTTTATTCAGCAAATGTACGCACGTTTCCTCCAAAACTCCGAACATTTGCCAAATTTGTTGAAAGGAGAATCACTATGGGTAAAGATCAACATGTTGTTCCCGCAGATCAAGGTGGTTGGAATGTTTTAGGGGCTGGTAATTCTCGTGCCACTGTTCACACTGATACAAAAGCTGAAGCTACCGCGGCTGCACGTCAGATTGCCATAAACCAGAAGTCAGAATTGGTCATTCATAACCAAAACGGGCAAATCTCTGGTAAAGACAGCCACGGTCATGATCCTCGAAATATTAAGGGTTAATCAGTATACGTGGGTGTCAATTTGATCCTGTAACCATCGGCAAGCTTCCAGCTATCGGCTGTAATCTCTGCAATGGTCACAGGATTTTTTGTATCTGTCTCGACAACGACTTTCGTATAATCATGTAAGCTTTCTGGGTTGTGTTTGCTCGACTTTTTTGTGTTGTTCATTTCGACTCCTCTTTCTTTTCACCAAGACTGTTCAATTGCTTAAGCTGCTCTGCCAGCTTGGCACGCTGTTCGGGCGTCACTTCATGCTTTGGCTCCTGATATCCAGGCTTTAACCAGTCAGGTTCTTTATCAACGCGCTCTGGCTTGCCGTAACGGCGCTGAGGTTGATTCGTTTTGCGTTCGCTATCGTTTGCATCGACAGCAGCAACCGTGAGAAGACGCTTGCTCTCCCAGTTTTTCAAGATGCCGTTGACGTACTTGTAGTTTCTGACATTGCTTTCAACTGCAGTCCGCAACGCATTTAGAACTAGCTTCTCAGGTTCAGGTGATCCTGCTTTTCGCATGTCATCAACCCAATCAACAAGGCTTTCTCTGGTGAATGGTGATAGTTGTCCAAACCCGTTGCCTTCCCAGAAATTGCAAATATCAAGAATTGATGATGACGACGATGACGGTTCTTCAGTAGGCCTCTCTGCTGCCTTTACTGGAGCAGTAGTCTGTTGTCGTTTAGTTTTGTCTAGTTTAGTCTCGTCTTGTTTAGTGTATGTGCTACTGTGTTGCCTACTAGGTTGTAAACTACCTTGTAAACTGTGTTGCCTACTAGGTTGACTACTGTGTTGCCTACTATCTGACACACTGTCATCAGCTCGACTACTAGGTTGCCTACTATCTGACGTACTAAGTTTTCGTGAAATATCGATGACTGAGTAGGTCGTTGCCTTAACACCGTTAGTTTGAAAATCTATCAGCCCTGACTGCTTTAGCGCGTTGCGGGCTTTGACGATGCCCTGACGGCTTAAACCAGTCAACGTTTCGAGTGTTCGATTCGGCATATTGAATTCGCTTGGCCAGCCTAGCTGGTTACATTGGTAAACCAGCCCATGCCATAATGCTATCTGTCCTGTGCTTAGCGGATTAACGCTTTGCTGAATGTAGAACTCTCGAATTAGCTTGAATAAATCCATGCGGTGAGTCACCTCCTACTCGACTAGCTCATCCATGCTGATAATTGTGGCGACTCGTTTAGTTGCCTTGCAGTAATCACAGGCCTCACATCGATGTGGCCGCACCTGACCGGATTTAACCGCTTCAACGTGTTCGGTGCTGTCATGGATCTCTTCCAGTGCCTCGTCCATACGGTACTGTGGCACTTCGATGACGGCATGGTCGGGTACATCTTCCTTGGTCACGGCAATGATGAATGCTCGTGGTCGCGTTCCGTAATTTTGGTAAATCAGCTCCTGATAAACCGCCATCTGAAGCTGATAGTTATAGGCATCCACGAAACTGGTTGGCTGACGTTCTCCTGGTTTCCAATACTTCTTGTGAAGCGACTGTGTGGTCTTCAGATCCAAAAAGAATGACTTTGTGGAGTCGAAGCAGTCCAGCTTGCCCATCCACTCGACCCCAAACAGATCACCGGTCAGGATCTCTTCTTTTTCGCCCTGATAAAGTCGTTGAACATTCTCATCAGCTTCAAGCGTGGCAATCATCGCATCAGCTTGTTTATACGGGACTTTCAGTTGTCCTTTTGATGATCCACGAGTTGAGAACATCTCTGGGTGTCCTTTGATAAAAGACTCATGAGCTTGCTTGGATTCAAAATAGCTGTGTAGATAGTTTCCAACCAGCAAGGCAGTCGGATCACCTCTTGGTGTCCATTTACCTTGCAACTCGGCCATCGCTTCTGCTTCGCATGTCAGAAATTTCTTAAACCAGGTAGCAGACTGATATTTGAAACTGGTATCCAGCGAGTAATAATTATCCTTGTTGACCGTCAAAGATTTCTGGTTGTTTTCCTGCATTTGGGTCGTGGGTAATGTCTGGCTTAAGAGCATCTGGCTTCACCTCCGATTTTGTGACGGGTTCAGCGGGAGCGTTAAGTGCATCCTCGATCGAGTTAGGATCTTCGGGGGTAACATCCTTCAGTTCTGGATCAACTTCGACTGGTTTTTCATCGGCACTGACCGCGCTTTGCATGTCGGTTGTCATTGGACCCCACTTAGTCAGCAGCGATTTGATTACCGTCTTCAGGGCCATAGCCTCGTAGTTATCTTTCCAAACGCCCTTAGGCTCCGTGCCACCACCAGATTTGCTGAAACGCTTGCGATGATCATCGACTTGCTGATAAGTCCAATAGACCATCTTTTCAAAACCGTTAGTCAGTTTGAACGATGC